TACCTGTTTTGGGGGCTACGTTTCATGCTGCGTTATCATTCCGATGACCTGCCGATTATGTATATCGTGTTATACCGTATGCACTTCTAGTTTACATAATAATTATAATAGGAAGTTGGTACGAAATTAACCGTTGATATAACAACGTTTATCGGACGCCCTTTTTACCGCTTATACATCATTTTATACATTTGCGATAAATCAACGTTTATAACCGCGATCGTAACGTTGTTCCATTCGTAAAATGAATATTACTTACGATTATAACCCCGTGAGTTTTGACAGCGCGTCTCTTTCGCGGGGTTCGTGTTGGTATTTTCGTTGCAAATTGTTCGGTATATTTCCAGTTTCTTCTTATATAAATGTTCGAATAATTATCGTGCAACATTACGTCTCCAATACGATAAACTATCTCGATTGTCATCCGTTATACTTTCGATACTTCTCGGATTATCGTAGCACCAATATACGAAGTCAATGTATTCCTTAACAGTCAATTCGTTTAGATACGCTAACATAACGACTGTATTCGCTAACTTTTCGTAATTAATCTTATCGCCTACTTCGTTAATCCATTCGAAAGGATTACGGTTACTTTTCGATAAGTTTAATTCGGAGCTTAACGGTATCATATTCGCAAGGTATGTTCCGCCATGACCTGTAGATAAAGCGATAAAATGATCGTCATGTAATTCGCTAACCTCGTTACTAATCGCACATCCATCGTATAAAACACGAATAAAACTACTTTCACTAGCGTTATATTCAATAAGCAATGATTTCGCTAACGCTCTACGATTTTGAGTATTCGCTCTTTTGCCGGCTTTATAGCGTTCAGGATTCGCATCTTTCCACGTTTCCAGTCTACGTTTATATCCGTCTTTATTTCGTTCTCTACTACGTTTTGCCTGCGCCTTTACTTTATCCGGATTTTGAAGTCGCCAATTACGTTCTGACTCACGTCTCTTTTCGCTATTCTCTACGTTATACTTACGGCTTTGTTCCGCTAAACACGTTTTACAACGAGATTTACGCCCGTCTTTCGTATTCTTAGCGACTCCGAATTCGTCTAAGCGTTTTACTATTAGGCATTTAGTACACGCTTTATTCAACGTTATCACCCGCCATATTACGAAGGATTTGCCGATACAATGTCGTTTCGAATAACGGATCTTTGCGCCAGTTATAAATCGACTGTCTACTTACTCCGGCTAGTTCCGCTATTTCTTCGTCTGTCTTACCGCCTTTTTTCGGCAGGCTTAAGTGTTGGATAGCGATATAATGTTCGGCATTCAATCGTTTTAACGCCATTTGTATCGGACTCCTTTCGTTAGGGATTGCGGAGTGGATACCGCTATTATTTACGTCTCTCATATATAAGGATAACAACTGGCGTAAAGTATGTATAACGGAGGCAAAGTTTTTATAAAAAAAGTACAAAAAGATAGCGCAGCCTAACGGCCACGCCTTCTTTAATATCACTTATTATCGATAGGTGTATTTATCGAATATCTTTATTAATAATAGATGGCGCCGAATGTAGCGTAGCGAAATGATAGGCGCAATGTTTGTATTTACAAAGACTAAGAAATAATTACGCGCCTAAAAACGCTGTATCCCTTGCGCCCGTAAGCGTCAACCTACTTTTCGAGTGTGCGAATAAAGTCGTACTTTTACCCTGTTTTGTGCGAATAAAGTCGTACTCCCTAACGCTTAACGCTGAACATCGCTTGCAACGTAGGATCAGGCGTCTTATTCTGACGATAAAAAACCTTCGGATTAAACGCATATCTTTCAGGCTCTTTGCCGACTTTAATACGTGCTATTACGTATTCCTTATCGAATTTCATATTATGCAACCTACGCCCAAGAAAGTCCGGATTTACTCCGATAACTTCCGCAAGCTCCTTCCGATTAAACCACGATATACTGGACGGGTCCTTTTCGAATGGATTTCCGCATAAAGCATTCGTTTCCATATGAACGAACGGAAGCATACGGTAAATTAATCCGATGTCTGCGGCCTTTACTTCGCGATAAACGCGCTTAATCTTCGTAGTGTACGCCTTAATAACGTACTGATCATCGAATTGCCCCTTAAAATGATAGCGTTCATTAACGGAAAAAGTTCCGTCCTGATTCTCGCGAATAACTCCGTGATTAACGCAAGCCTTATAAAAATCGTAGAATGTTCGCGGCTTACTATCGAGCTGTAGGACCGACTTCATATCGGACTTCTTCATCGGGGTCTTATCGGGATTGATTAGAGGCCCTCCGTCATAGCTTACGTAGCATTGTAACATCATTAAATACCCGCATTGTGCCGTCGTTAGCGCGCCGTAAACTTCGTGAATAGTTTCCATATTAGCCGAGGTAAAATCGCGACCTCGTCCCTTCTGAATACCTTTAAATGCGTAGTCTTGATTACGGTGTCTTAACGTATAAACTTCGGACATATCCTCGCCAGTATCGAAATTGACTACTTTTAAATTCGCCATTGTATCGTCTCCTTTTTTACATAATAAAAGCCCGCCGAAGCGAGCTAAAAATTACCCTTCACTATATAGGCCGTTAAACAGCTAAAAATATGGTATCCGGAGTGTATTTGTAATGAAAATGTAATATTAGTCTTTACTCTTTCGAATAGGTATTCGATAATCCTTACCATCTACTCCGATCGTTATCGTTGATTTAAAACCTACTTCTTGACGACCGTTTATATCCTTCTTCCGATGTCTTCCTTCGGTCCTTCTTGCATATTGTTCGGAACTTAATATTGGCTCAGTTTCATGTTTCGCTTTATGTGGATTTGTGTCCGTCAATTCCTCCCGTAATATCAACGAACCTAAACGCTCCAACTCGTAAGGCTCCGGGACCTTGCCGTCCGTTTCCCTTACGTAATTTTCGATAAGTTCGTCGATTTGCTTAATACGTTTATGACGGTCGAGTAGTTCGGGATCGCCCGATTTAGTTCGTTCGATTAAATCCGTTACTGCTTCGTTAAATTTCGTTTTAGGATGTTTCAGCTCCATTTATTCCGCCTCGCTTTCGGTTAGTTTCATTTCGGCAATTTCGTCGGCTACGTTTTCAATTCGTTGATTAGCGATGCGGACGTATTCTTCACTTATTTCAAAACCTAAATAATTACGTTTGCTTAATAAAGACATTTTCGCAGTTGTTCCGCTTCCCATGAAAATATCTAGAACGTTGTCTCCTTCGTTACTCCAGGAAATGATGTGATCATGTGCCAATTGTTCAGGGAATGGAGCTGGGTGAAGTCTTTCTTTCTTGGAAACTGCCGTGTTAATCTTCCAAACGTTAAACCTCTGACCATATTCTGCATAGCTCTTTCCTTGAGAAGACATCGGTTTTGTACTACCGTCTTTTTGTCTAATTGAACTACTTTTCTTGCGACCGAAACCTTTATTCTTTCTATCCTTAATAGGATTGAATGTTTTTGGTTTTCCTTTACTTAAAATAAACATATATTCAAAGACTTGTGCGTACCTAGTTTTTAATGCGCCAGTTGCTGTAAAAGTTTGTTTTTCCCATATCATGGTATCATGTAAATTAAATCCTATTTTTTTAAAATATAACGCTTGATTGAAACTAGTGCCGCTTTCTGAACCATTTATAGTTTCATCATTAACCACCCAAACAACCACACCTCCAGGCTTAGTTACTCGATACAGTTCTTTAGCTGTATTTTCAAAATCAAAATAAAACCCGTTATACGTTCTTAAATTATCATAAGGAGGGCTAGTTATTGTTAAATCAACGCTACTGTCCGGAATCAACCGCATCCCCTCGATACAATCCATCTGATAAATACGGTTTAACTCTAAACTTCCGATCAACTCTTTCCCCATTATCGAATCACTCTCCGTTTCCCGTGTCGTATTGTTACGTAATAATTTCCGTACTTCACCGTCGTACTGGACCATGCGTTCTCCACCGTATGAAGACACGATAACGAATACCCTTCGTCTCGCCACGCCCAATTCTCATAAACTTCCGCTATTTTCTTTAACGCTACCGAAATAAATCGGCTGATTACGTCCTGACTTACGCCGACTCTTTTCCCCGCCTCTGCCTGCGTTAAATCCTCTTCGAAAACTAACCGTAACGCCTGACGCTGCCTATCCGTCAGATTTGCCGTAGAGATTGCCGTCTCTAGGTCGATTAGTATAATAGTAGCGTCATAGTCTCCGACGTACTGGCGAGACTTGAGCGCGTTATAATTTGCGAGGAGAAGGCGGATGCCGTTTGCGTTGTCTAGCGCGTATCGTGCGGAATAGCGACGATCGCCGGATAATTTATCGTAAGAACTCGTCCCCATATTTCGACCACCTTCCGTTAATTTCTATTTAGTTCCGCATAGTTCGTCGAAAACTTTTATTCGCCGTCACTCCTCGTCCTATTGTCACAATTTCGCGTAATAGCGTATAATAACGTTAAAGTAACGCTAAGAGGTAGGTGCCGCTATTATGGCGAAAACAAATAATTTCGAATGGATTTCGAATGATTCTGCGTCACATGACGCTTATATAACGATTGATAAACAACTGCGCTTATACGTCAGCTCCAAAGCGCGCAAGCTATTCGGATTCAAAAACGAAGAGGCTTTCGAGCTTTTCGTCGGCTATGATCCGATTAATAAACGCCTTATTATCGGAAAAGTTGACGTTAACTCGC